GAATCTAATTTTATCATTTCACGAGCATATTCATCCTCAAACTCATAACCATCATCTGCTATAACTCGATCATTAGGTGCATTATTATTTGATTCTAAAATATCGTTAATTCTATCATCACTAACACTACTTGGATATGTAAAAATATTTTCCTTAATAATTCCTATTCGTTTATTTAACATACCAGCAATATCGTAGAATTCTTCTGAAGCATAAAAATTTCTTTGATATGAACGTGAACTACCTCTCCCCCACATATCATTAATACCGTCTGTAAAAGCAGTACCAAAAATAGTAAATTGATTTTCAAGTCTTGCTCTTATTCTAAAGTCTTGACGAGTAAGACCAATTTCAAAATTTTCTTTATCGCCCCAAAAAGGTGCTATATTTACCGAAATTTCTTGAGTTTCAATATGAGGTAAATCATCTAAATCGTTACTTTCTTTTATTCTTGTATTGTCTTCAACAAACAAATTTTCAGAATATCCTAAATTAACCATTGCTGCTGGATTCATTGAAAATCTACCGATATCTGTTATATCAACACTCATATGAACTATTTGATTTCCAGTTGGTGCACCAAATATCATATAATCACCTGCTTTATTTGTTGTAGTTGTATATTTATAATATTTTTTATAAATATTAAGAAAACTAATATTTGTTACTAATTCAGGTTTAATTGGAAACGAACCAAATGGTTGTCTTGGTTGATATTCTGATTCTACTTCATTATATTGACTAACTCTTGGAAGTAAGTTATATCTTTTTCCATCTTTATTTTTATCTCTTGGAGTTTTATATGGATATATTGATGTAATATTTGGATTATTTTCATCATTTTCATTTAATGGGATAAAAATTGAAATTTTTGCATTTTCAATACCAACACCATCATTAGCAATTAACCTACCAAATAAAACACCATAATCAGCATTAAAATTTTGATAAAATTCTTTGGTGTCAAGTGACATTGATAAAAATTCAAAAGTATCTACTTCTTGTTGAAGTTTAACTTTAAAATGTTTATCATCGTTAATATTATTTGGATCAAGTTTAATTCTTTGTGATTTGTTCATTAATATTAGTTTTTTATAAATACTTATATGGAAAAAAGGTTAAAATGAAACATAAATGATGTTGTAAATGATGTTGTAAATGATGTTGTAAAAATTATAATACTAAATTTTTTGAAATATTTTTTTTAAAAGAAAGACATAAATTTTTATTAAAAATAGACAAAAAAAAAGAAAATGTCAATTTTTTTTAAAAAAAACACTAAAATTTTAAAAAATATAAATAATTAAGATATGTTTTCTTAGAAAGGAATGTTTCTTTTGCAATATTTTTAAGTATTTATTTAAAAAGAATTGGATAAAAAAATAATTAAAATAATTAAAATAATTTTAAAATATGAATGATTTTGTGTTTACATCTCCCGGGGTAAAATTTAAAGAACGAGACTTATCTTTCGTTACTCGTAATGTTGGTATTACAACACTAGGACTCGTTGGTGAAACTATTAAAGGACCTGCCTTTGAACCAGTTTTCTTACGAGATAAAGGTGAATTTAGTGATAAATTTGGTGGTCAAAGTATAAAAAGATTTGGCAATGGCAGTCTAAAATACGAGTTGCCTTATGTCGCTAATGCTTATTTAGAAGAAACAAATCAACTTTGGGTAACTAGAGTATTAGGATTATCAGGTTATGATGCTGGTAATGCATGGGTATTAACCTTAAATGCTGGTGTTGATCCAACTACCGTTGGTGATACTACTGATGTTGAAACAATTGAAAATATACCTTTTAGTGGATTTACATATTTAGGATATACATTAAATTATGAAGATGATACTGGAAGTGTTTTTACTGGTTTTACAAAAACTAGTGATAATACATTTGAAGGAGAACGTCATGAATTTACAGCAACTACATTAAATCAAGAAACTGGTGAAGGAGAAGTTACTGATGTAGTAACAAAAGTAAGTGGTACATCATACACAGAATATGAAAATATGGTTCTTGCTGTTATTAGAAGTAGAGGATATGTTCAAGATGTTGTTAATGAAAAACCTTTAACAATTTTTGAAACAGATTCATTGAGTGTTTTAGCAAATTCAACAAATATTGGTGTTGGTGATATGTTTGAAACTTTTACATTAAGAGCATCAAATACAGAGAATCCTAATGATGAACCTCAAGATTATGTTGTATCGTTAGATCCTAATTCAAGTAGTTTTTTACCAAATGTTATCGGACGAACACCTAAAGATAAAGATACTAGGATTTGGGTTGAGTCTGTTTATCCCGATTTAATTAAAAAATTAGATGGAGAAGATATTGGTTATGGTATTAATGATGCGTTAATAAAAACAACAACAAATGCTTTTTCAGATTATAAGTCACAATTTACTACACCCAAAACTCCTTGGATTGTATCACAGTTAAATGGTAATAATGTAGATAAATTATTTAGATTTCATACAATTTCTGATGGTAATTCAGCTAATAGAGAAATAAAAATAAGTCTAACAAACATTAATCCAATTACATTGGAATTTGATGTAATTGTAAGAGATTGGGCTGATAGTGATGCTAATTTAACAATTATTGAAAGTTTTACAAGATGTTCATTAATTAAAACTCAAACAAACTTTATTGGAAGAAGAATTGGTACAATTGATGGTGAATATGATTTGAAAAGTCAATATATAATTCTTGAACTTGCTGAAAACATTGAACCAACACTATTTCCTGCGGGATTTGAAGGATATAAATTTAAAGATTATTCTGGTACAACAACTGGTGATGAAACTACAAATGGTATTACACCTAAAATATATTATAAAACAAAATATGAAGACGATGAAAGACCAAGGGGGGTATTTTTAGGTGTTTCTGAATTAGCATATAGTACAGATACTTCTATTGGTAAAGGAATAAATCAAAACTTCTTCAATTTTAATGGACTATCAGGCTTTGCTAATACAAAAGGTTTCCATTTAGATATCGAAGCTACTGGTAAATATAATAATTTTGAATATGAAACTGGTGAAGGTAAATTTCAAACAATAGATGATATAATGGATGAAAATAATGCTTATTTTGAAATAGAAACTAGAAAATTTACTTTAGTACCTGCTGGTGGTTTTGATGGTTGGAATGTTCATAGAGAATCTCGTTCGAATAATGATGGTTTTCAATTAAATGGTATATTTGATGGTGTTGTTACAAATGGAAATCCAATGAATGATTTTCAAGCATGGGAAACTGCAATTAATACATTTGCTAATCCAGAAGAGGTTAGTATTAATTTATTTGCTACACCGGGTATTAATTGGGGTGACAATACTACACTTGTGAAAAACACAATTGAAATGATTGAAAATGAAAGAACCGATAGTTTATATATTATCGATAGTCCAAATATTGATATACCTCAAGTAGTAGGAGAAAATAAAGCAGATGTTCTTGCTTCAAAAGATATTGTAGGGCTTCTTGATAGTGCAGATATTGATAGTAATTATGTTTGTACATATTTTCCTTGGATTCAAATAAGAGATGGTCAAAATAATGTTAATCTTTATATACCACCAACAGGTGAGGTAACAAGAGCAATGGCATTTACTGACAATTCTTCATATCCATGGTTTGCACCTGCAGGTTTAAATCGTGGTACTATTAATGCAAAAAAATCTAAATATAAATTATCTCTCGGTGCTCGTGATGTTCTTTATACTGGTAGAATTAATCCAATAGCAGATTTTGCTGATGTTGGAACTGCAATTTTTGGACAAAAAACACTACAAAAGAAAGAAAGTGCTCTTGATAGAATAAATGTTCGCAGATTATTACTTCAAATTAAAGTACTTATTTCAAATATTGCAATAAGATTAGTGTTTGATCAAAATGATGACACAACAATTGATGAATTTTTAAGTAAATCTACACCAGTTTTAGATACTATAAAAAGAGAAAGAGGTCTTCAAGAATTTAGAATAAAAATGGATGAAACTGTAAATACTACAGAAACAATGGATAGAAATGAGTTATTTGGAGAAATTTTCTTAAAACCAACTCGTACTGTTGAATTTATTGGTATTAAATTTACAATAACTCCAAGTGGTGCTGCTTTTGAAGATTTTGGTGGATAAAAATAATAAATAAAATAAAAAATAATTAACATGGCAAAAAAAGGAAGAAAAAAGGTAACAACAACTAATAAAACTAAAACATTTAATGAAGAAAGTTTTATTAACGAAAACACTTTAAATGGTAATGATGATGTTACAACAAAAATAAATACTAATGAAGAAAATATTGTTGATAAAGAAGAAAAACCAATAGAGAAAGTAGAGAAAGAAAAGATTGTTGATAAAGAAGAAAAACCAATAGAGAAAGAAAAGGTTGATTATGTTGTTGAGAAAAAAGTAGAAAAAGAAAATATTGGTCGTGGACAATCTCGTTTAAATCGTAGAATGGGTGTTTAGTTTTTTTATTTTTAGTATTTATAAAAAAATAATAATAAATAATTTATGAAATTTTAAAAATATATGGCAAGAGAAATGATTAGGGGCATTCCTATGGAATTTGAACCCAAACGAGTAAATAGATTTTTTGCTGAATTCCCTGATGAATTAGGTATTGAAGTTTGGCAAGTTCAAGAATTTAAGAGACCATCATTAAATATTAATAGTGTTCCAATACAGTATTTAAATCATGAAAATTATGTTGCTGGTAGATATAATTGGGATACAATGAGCATTAGGTTTCTTGACCCGATAGGTCCTTCGACATCACAACAACTAATGGAATGGGTTCGTTTACATGCTGAATCACTTACAGGTCGTATGGGATATGCTGCTGGCTATAAGAAGGATTTAAGATTAAAAGCACTTGATCCAACGGGAATTGAGGTTGAAAAATGGTCAATTGAGCAAGCTCAAATTGTTAGTATTGATTTTGGTGATAATAATTATGAAGATGATGCATTAACTAACATTACATTAGAGATACAACCATTTAGGTGTATACTTAATGTTTAAGTTTTTTTTCATAAAAATTTTATTATCTTTGTAAAAAAACATAAATGAAAGATTATTTTTTAATCAATAATAGATCTGGTAAGAAAACAAAAAAAATTTGGTTAAAAAAAAATAAACCAGAACTTTATAAAATAATTACAGATTATAACGAAAAACATTCGATTCCTGATAAAACACCTTTTAAAGAAAAGGTGTTTTTATTTATCTTTTGTCATATTTAATTTAAAACACATACCAATTTGCCCAGAATGTGGTTGTAAGAAAAAGTTTAATGGTAATTTAAAAAAGGGTTATAATAAAAATAAAACTGAATTTGAGATTATGAGTGATTTAGGTTATTTACAAATTTATGATTGTGGTAACTTAAAATTTCTAAATAAAAATAACAGTATTTAATTATTTATTTCATTAGTTCTTTTTTCCATTATTTTTTTTATAAAAAATGAATAATCTTTTGTTTCAATAATTTCATAATTATTATTTCTATGTGAAAACCAAACAACATAAGACTTACCTAAATTTATATTAATGTGTTTTTTTATTATTTGTTTATATAATTCAAGTTGTAATGAATATAAATTCAAATCACAATTTTCTAATATTGATAGTTCGTCTAATAAATGTTTTTTTGGATTGTTATATGTGAATTCTTTATTTGTTTTCCAATCATATAACTGAAATTCTTTTGCTTTTACATTATAAAATAACATATCTACCATTCCACCTATCATTGATTCAATATCATAAACTACTAATTCAGTTTTTATTGGGATTAGTTTATTATATGAATCATCATAAAATTTATCTACATGTTTTTTTGTTATTTCATATTCTTTTAATATTGGATCAAATCCAAATTCATTTAAAATTGTTTTTTTGGGATACTCAAAGATTTTATTTAAAAATAAATTTTCGGCATAATCATGTATGATAGAACCTTTTATAGTTCCTTTTTTATTAATAAAACTCCATGCTCTAAGAATATCTTTTTGTTTTAAATTAAATTCATTTGCTTTATATTTTGACCAATATTCAGAATCAAAATCTTCTTGATATTTATGAATTAGGGTTGTTACTGAAACCAATTCCTTATTATCAACAAAATATTTATGTGGTTTATCATAATATTTTAATTTATTAAAATTTACAAATAATTCTGTTGGTATGTTAATATTAGGAATTTCCATGAAGACAAAGGTAATAAAGTAATTAATTAATTACAATATTTTTTTGTAAAATTCTCTCAAAATTAATTTTTTCTAAATCTTCAATAATACTTGTTTTATCACTAGGTAATGCCGAATATCCATGAATGTGATTAATTATTGCATTACGTAAAATATTTAATGCTTCAACTAAAACATCTCCCCTTGCAACTGGATGACCTTTTTCAAAAATACGATTTCTATCTTCATTATTTAGTTTTGCTGATTTGAATTTTGGTTCACCAGAATGTGATATTATACTAATTTTATCACTTAAAATTATTGTATTGCTTTGATATTCAGTTGAATCTATTTTTGGTTCAAATGTTAGACTTATTTGAGCAGGATTTTTTGTATTTAATTTTAATATATTATTATTTTCATGTTTTCCTGCTCTTATGTTTATTTGATTCTCTTTTAATATAATATCGGTATTAACTCTACCAATTAATCCAATATCTTCTTTTTCAGGAAAAACATCCTTAGCGTCTGGAAATGTTGATGGTGCTTTATCTGGTTTAGCTAATTTCATATTGGTTGTTGATAATGCACTATACATAGATTCAAAATCAACTTTATGTAATTGAGATATAACACTCCCCATCCAAAATCTACTTCTTTGTGGATATTGAATGTCTTCAATAAAAACTCTAACAATTTCACCTACTTTAGGATATAAATGAAAAAATTTAGGTAATAATGGAAATGCCCAAGGTAGTTCATTATTTGGTGTTTTATTATCAATATCAGGTAATTTTACCTTTATTCTACCACCATCCTCATCATCAAATACTGAAATTACTTCACCGTAATATATGGTTCTATTAACTTTAAAACCTAAATCAGATTTAAATGGATTTGATTTTTGTATTAATGGTTTATTATATGACATCTCTGTTATTTAATTCTTCAATTATTTTTACGTAATTATTTTCAATTTCATCTAATAACGAAATTTTATGGTTAACATCATTAGTAGCTTTTTTCATTTCATCATCTATCTTTATTGTTTTATCAATAATTTCTTTTTTTAATCTTTCATGATTTTTCTTTGTATCGTTAACCATTTTTAATAGTTGTGTTTCTGTAAATTCATTTAAATTTTCCATAATATATTTTATTGAATAACACCATATCCTGTGGTTATTGTTATTGTTGACCCGAAAACAGATACAGGACCTGCTGCCGAAACACCTGCTGCAGTTAATGTTGTCCCGGGGGGGATTGCTACCGTAATTGCAGCATCTTGTTGTAGTGCTTTAATAATCTCCTCAACCCTAATTCTTTCCATAATTTCATCAGGATTAACTGCACCTGAAGGTAATGTTCCTACTGGAAGTCCTGCTTCACCTTTTCTTGTAATTATTTTTGATGCTATTTTAGTTGCAGATAAACCAGATCGAGTTGGAACACCAACTAAAATAATTGGAGAAGGAATTGATGGTGCAGTACCAACTGACGATAATTTTAATATTTTATCAAAACCACCAATAATTGAATCTATATTTGTAAAATCAACACTCATGTGAAAAATTTTTATTTTTTTAGTTTATTACAATCAATCCATTTCCAACCCAACAACATTCTTATTAAAAATCTTCTCAAGAAATTTGGTTTTTTTGTAAGACCTAATTGCGTACCATCAATCTTACCATCAATAAGATAAATCCCACTAATTTTTTTATTTGCTTTATTGTCTACTATCATACATCAACTGGTATTAAACTTTTGATTACCCCAATATAGGAGTTTATTTTTTCCATTATTATTTTTCTTACTGCTGGTTTTAATAATTTCACTAATAATATTAAAATTAATGTATATATATATTCATTTAATAATGACAATAATTCTTTTACAATACATTTTACAAAATTCTTAATTTCTTTAATGTCTTCACTAAAATCAGCACTAAAAATTGATTCTCCATCTTCACTATCAAATGCACTAATAAGACCAAGTATTGCTCTTACTTGTGGTGTTGCTATTAATGAATTAACTAAACTAATACTAATTTCATTAATTATTCTTTGAAAAAAACTATCTTTTAATGTTTCACTATTTTCTTCATCAACATCATTATCTTCAATTATATCATCAGCAACTTTATTCATACGAGAACTAACATCAAAAGCATCGTTTGTGTTTTTTATATCATTAATTAATAATGATAATGAATCTAAATCAAATTTCATTGAGGCATCAACACAACCTAAATTAGATTTTAAATTACCATCAAAAATTTGATTTGCTTTTTCAAACAAACTATTTAATTCATCTTCTTTTAATTCAAAATCTTCTTCATTATTAATTGCCTTTTCTAATAATTTTCTTATTTTTAATTCATTAAAAATTTTATTTTCAGTTTTATCTTGATTTGATGATATTGTGCCAAACATACTATCCATAACATTTGACATTATTTCTTTTTTATTAATTAATTCAATTCCATCAATAAATTCACCAATCCAATCACCAATACTTGATGATGATTTAGTTGGTGTTGGTTTAAATGTCATAGTATCATTACTACTATTATATGTCATGTTTAAAACATTATATGATATAACACTTCCATCATTAACAATTGCTTCACGTGCCTTTTTATCAAAATTATCATTGTCGTCACTATAAATTAAATCACCAGTATCTGAATTTGGATCTGTTTTTAATTTATCAGATAAATCAATATTAGATATAGGCATATTAATACCATTATTTATAAAATTATTTGGTAAATTATCACCAGAATTTTCGTTTATTGTTTGTTTTTTTAAACCATCTTTTAATTTTGGTTCAATATCATCTAAAAAATTAGTAAATAATTCCCCTGTTAATTTACTCAATACAGCACTTCCTGCAATAACCTTTAAAATGTCTAATAAAAAAGGAATTATTTCTTTTTTATTATTAATTGAAGGGATTGTGTTATCAGAATTAGGAATTTCGGTTTGTTGTTGCATTGAAGTTAATGCTCCAATACCACTATGAACCTCTTTTTTACTGTCAATTAAGCTCATTAGTTATTATCTTTTTCAATAGCATCTTTTGCCATTTGTATTAGTTCGTTTCTTCTTTTTGATGAAATCTCATCATCATCGTTATTGGATTTTGAACTACCTGAAGGATTTTTTTCTATAAAAACAACTTCTTTCAAATATTTTAAAAGCATGATTTTCTGATCTTGATTTTTTGCTTCAGCATTAATCAATTTTACTATTTGATCTCCCATCGCTTGAATTTCACCACCTTCTTTTACTTTAGCTTCCCATTTAGTAAAAAGTCTTGATAACTTTGCTCTTATATTATGTGTATCATTATAAATTTCTTGTAATAATTTATTTACACTTTCTTCGTTAAATTTTAACGTTTTTCTTTTAGGTCTTGCCATAATTATATTATTTATTAAACCTTATTTAAATATAAATACTAAATGTATAAATTATTGAATAAATATTATAAAAAATAATCATCTTTTTCTAAAAAATATATTTCTTTAAATGGTTTTATCGCTAATCTAATTTCTTTTGCAGAAAGACCTGTTTGTTCTTTTAAAAATAATAGTATTTTATTTTTAGCAAATTTATTACTAACCTTTTTTGTGTAATGACCTTTAGGTGTTTCCTCTAAAAATAAAATGTTCCAATTTTTTAAAATGTTAATAATTGCATCACCTACAATAATTTCATTTAATTTTATTTCATCATCATTATCAATTTTATTTTTTATCTTTTTAATTACTTCGTTAATTAAATTTTCGAGTTGTTTTTCATCAACATCTAATTCATATGAATGATTTAAATCTTGCTCAATTTCTTCAATATAATTATCGTATGATAAATTAGTTTTCTTTTCGTTATAACTTTTTTTACTATGATCTTTATAATAATTTCTAATTATTGTCTGACAATAACTATATGCTTTTGAAAAAAATAATTTATATTCATAATAATCATCGTTCTCATTACCTAATCTTAGTTCTTCTAGTTTTTTCTTTGCATCATTTAAACATATAAATCTATGTTTATTTCCCAATTTAATCCATTTATCGTTATCAATTTTTTTTCGTTCGATAATATATGGTTTATATTTAACCATATGTTCAATTAAATGTGATAATGCATTTGCTTCAACCTCATCAATATCATAATTACCAATATGTATTGGATATCTCCTTAAAATTGATTCTATCATTTTACGAAATGGATCAATCAATAGTTTATTATATATTTTATTCTTTTCTACTGCACAATCTGAAGTAATATAAGCAATAACTGCTTGTTCTTCATTTTCAGCAAAATATTGTAAAATTTTTTCATCTTTTTTTTTCATTATTAAATTTAAAATATATAAAAATTATTTATCATCTAATAAAGAAAGATCAATATCTCTATCTTTAGTAAAATTAGATTCTTTATTTGCTGTTTCAAACCAAAACTTTCTTTCTTTAATTGCCATTGAATTATGATAATGACTAAATAAACTATCCTTTCTTTCAATTAAATGTTTATAACAAATTTTAGGTATTGTCATAATTTTCACACCATTATTTAATGCACGTAAAAGAAATTCATACATAAATGTTAATTTAATTTTAGTTTTATACATACCTAATTCAATAAATTTTGATTTATTTATTGCTGCACCTGATAATTTAAAATCCGTATATTGTTTTAATCCATTTATATTTAAATATCCCATTTCACCATTTTCACCAACAAATTGTTGTGCCCAAACAGTTTCATTGGTCATTTTAATTCCTTCATTCTTTTCATTTACCTCAATAATCATTGGCATGAATATATCAACTTTAGTATATGAAGTTATATACTTATCAACATTTTTTAAATATGTAGGACTATATTCATCATCAAACTCAAGAACACTAAAAAATTTAGTTTCTACTGATTTAATTGCAAAGTTTATTTGTGATTGATAATCACTATTTTGAGTATTTACAATGTAAGTAGTATCAACATTTTTTAAATCTTTAATTTCTTTTACAGTATTTTTTACTTTATCTTCGATATTTTGAGGAAAAATTAAAATGAGTTTTGGTAAATATTCAATTTCTTTTTGTTTTATTATTGATTCGATTGATTTTATTAAAAAATTATTAATATCATCATTAAAATCATGTATAGGAATTATTGTTGTTACATTCATAATATATATTATTTTTATATTTTTAATTTATTTTTTTATGTTTTTATTGTTGTCTTGTTCAATAGCAGATTCAAACAATTTTTTTCTTTGTTCTATATATTCTTCATATATTTTAGTTAATTGTTTTTCACTATTTTTTTGACTATGTTTTGATGCAATTTCTTCCATTGATTTATACACTTCGGGTGAGATTCCATCATCTAAAAACTTAACTAAAACATCTGCAATTAACACAGGAATGTCATAATAATTATTAGTCCAAACACCACAATTATCTTTTATTTTAGTAGAATTTCCATCTTTATCTCTTTCTATTATATATTCTGGAATAATATCTGGTTTTAAACAAATTGGTATTGTTCCTGATTTCATACATTCGATTGCAAATGTTCCAAAACTAGCAATTCTATCTACCCAAACAGCAGCAAAATTATTTTGTAACCTTTTCGCAAAATCCTTCCTACGCATAGGTTGTGGTGGTTTGCTTTTTGTTAACATAGGATCAAAAGTTACCCAACTATATTGTGGATATTTAGAATAAAATAGTTTTACTATTTTAGATATTTCATTTGGATTTCTACCAATAACAGAAATTATTGGTTTTTGAGGTAATTTTGATTTTTCAAAATAATCTGGAATTCCAATATCATATTTTTTTATATTAAATTTATTTAATCCCATAAAAACATCAACCCACTCAACTAATGATGGTGATGTTGTTAATATATCACGAACATTAAATGTAGACCAATCTGTCCCGGGTATTAAACTATTCATCATATAATCAACTGATTGTAATAATCCAATTCTCAAACAAGGCAATTCTTTTGTTTGTTCCATTACGTTTGAAAATACTTCTGGTATAATCATAATATCTTCAGGACCTACCGTTAGTTTAGGATCTGACATCGGAATATGTTCGTGCTCAGTTAATTCTTTTTCAACCCATTTAGGTATTTCATAATCTCCCTTTTCTACCAATATTTTTACATTATATCCCATTTTCTTTACAACAAACGCATGGAAATATATTTCGTAAATAGATGCAATTGGATTTTCTGAATCAGGAACACAAAATAAAAATTTAGATTTTTTATTTTCTATATTATCTAAAGAAAGTTTTATTTTTTCTAAATTTTCATTGTGCTTGTTTTCTTCTTTATTTTCTGTTTTTTTTGTCATTTTTTATTATTTTTATATTTAATTATTTTTTCAAATTCTTTATTATTTATTAAATCCTTTATTTGTAGTATTTCTAAACCATTTGTTTTTATTTTTTCATTATAAGGTCTATTTACTTTAATTATCTTTTTTTGAAATGGAGCACCTTTTAATAATAATTCAGGGTCTGTTGTAATTAAAATATCAATTCCTTTCCACATATCATTATTATTATTAACAAATTTATATTTTTTAAATCTGCATGTCATTTTACTTAAGAAAAATAATGTGGGTGGTATACTAAACTTATTTTCAACAGATAATACAGTAAAATCAACATGATTATCATATTCTAATAAAAAATTATTTACATCTAAATCCATTCCTCTGTACATAACCGTTGGAGATGCATGTAATTCAAAAAGATAATCTTCATACATAAATCTATTATAAACGTCTTTTGCAGTTAAATTATTTTTTTTTGTTTTTTTAAATAAAAAAATATCTGCTGGTGCTTCACCATTTTCATCTTTTTGATAATCTAATGGATTTATATTCTTTGGTATTTCATCAACATCTTTTAATTCTTTTGTTTCTTCAACAATATTATTAAATTTATAATGTTTGAAAAAATCATAAACATATGGTTGTTCTGGAATACCTTCATCCCCAAATTCTTGTGAATAAAATCTATCAAATTGTAACCATTTAGCTCTTAATACTTCATTAATATCAATCCCTATCCTTTTTTTTCTTCTTAAATTCATCTTTTTTATTTAAATATTTTATTTGATCTTGAAGTTTTATGTTTAAATCTTCCATCAATTTATTATGTTTCTCAATTAAATTTTTTTTACTAATATATTCTGGATTAATACATTCAATACGTGTATCAACACTATTTGTTGGTATTAATATAATTTCACCAGAAAATGTTTGTGGTATTATCCTACTTGCTATTTTATGAATATAATCACTAATATCTTCAGAACGTATTCCAATAATTCCAATATATATTACAAATATTTTATTTTCAGACATTATTATTTATTTTTATTAATATTTGTTTAAAATTATTATGTTATATATAATAATACGTAAATTTTATAAAAATCTTGAATTTTTTATAAAATTTTTTTTAAGTATTTATAAAAAAAAAATTATAAATAACATTAAAATTTAAATTAAAATGGCTAAGTCAATAAAAAAAGAATCTTTATCAAAAGAAAATAATAATATTCCAAAAAGAGAATCTTTATCAGATGCTTTAAATAAATATAGTGAGAAAAAAACTAAAACCACAAAAAATGAAGAAAGTGATAATGTTGTTAGTTCAAAAATACCTGATTCACCAATAAATTCTAAAAATTTTCATGAAAATGATATTGAAACAACATTAACTAAAGAAACTGATCCAGATTTAATGATAGCATATGAATCAATAGAACTACCATCAAAAGGTCATTTTTATTCACATGGTATTTCAGAAGTAGATGTTGAATATATGACTTCAAGGGACGAAGATTTATTAACAACACCTTCATTAATAGAAAATGGTACTGTATTGGATATTTTATTAAAACGTAAAATAAAAACAAAAAATATAGAACCATCAAAATTACTTTCTGGAGATAGAAGTGCTATTATTTTATTTTTACGTACATCTAGTTATGGTACTGATTATACTGTTGAAGTAACTGATCCAAGAAATGGTAATGTTTTTGAATCTGTTGTTGATTTATCTAAATTAAAATATAAAGAAATTACTGAATTACCTGATGAAAATGGTTATTTTAGTGTTGAATTACCAATGCGAAAAAAATTAGTAAAATTTAAATTATTAAATGTTGGTGAAGATAAAGAAGTTTTTAATAAATCAGAATCAATTAAAGAAGCTTATGGTGATGAACATAATCAATATAATACATTAAAAATAAAATCACAAATAATTTCAATTGATGGAAAAACAGATAAAACTTATATTAGTAAATTTGTTGATGCAATGCCAGCATTAGATTCTTATACTATAAGAAGAAAAATTTTAGATGTTAATCCTGATGTTGATATGGAATATGAATTTAAAACAAATGATGGTCATAAATTTAAATCAAGATTAACACTTGGCATAGATTTTTTTTTCCCCAACACCTAGCAAGTGATTATAAAAAAATGGTTAATAAAGAAATTTTTATATTAACTAAACATTCTAATTTTCAAGCCGATTATATTGAAAAAATACCTGTTTATAAAAGAAGATATTTTTTACATTTATTAGAAAAAGAAATTGAAGAAGTTGAAAAAGAACAAAATAAAGTAAAAAATACACATAAAAAACCAAGAAGATAATTCTTGGTTTTTTTGTATTTATATAAAATATAAAATGATTTATCATGGCAAAAAAAATTACAAGAGAAGATCTTAAAATAAGAGAAAATTATATTAAGTTATTAGAAGAAGAAAAAAATAATATATCTTCTACATTTAATTTAGAAAAAAGACGTAGTGTTGAATTAGAAATAATTTCTCAAAGACAAAGAATAATAAATGAATTAATAAAAGAACAAAAAGAAACTGGAAAAGATTATAAAGAAATAATAAAAAATTTAAATAAAGAACAAGAAATTTCAAAAAAAAATGAGAAAAAATTAAATAATGAATTAAACACACAAAAAAAAATAAGAACTGATATAAATCGTTATTTAAGAATTGGAATTAGATATTTACATGAACAAGATAAAATAATTAAATCTACAATTCTTAGTCTTGGTATGTCTGGTGATAGAGCAGATTTTATGAGACAATCTTTTGAAGATTCTGCTCAATATGTTGCTAGATTAGGTGGTAGTTTAAAGGATGTTGCTGCAATAATGTTAGGTTATGCTGATATAACAGGTAGAGCACGTGCGTTATCACAAGAAAATGTTGAAGCAATTACTGCAATATATAGGGGAACTGGTTTAAGTGTAGAACAAGCAACTAAACTTGCTGCACAATATGAGTTTATGGGTAAAGATGCTAAAGCTACAATGGATTATGTTCAAGGTGTACTTGATACATCAGAAAGAATGGGAGTAAATACTGAAAAAGTGTTAATTGATGTTTCTAATAATTTTAAAAGATTAAGTACATTTACTTTTCAAAAAGGTGTTAGGGGATTTGCTGAAATGGCACAAAATGCTGAAAGAACTAGAATTAGTATACAATCTGCTTTAGATGTTGCTGAACATGTAAGAACACTAGATAATGTAATTAGATTAGGTGCTGAATTACAGGTTATGGGTGGTGAGTTTGCAAAAATGGACCCACTTCACTGGTTATATACTGCTCGTAATGAACCAGAAAAACTACAAGAAGAATTATCAAGAATGACAAGAGGAATATATACTCTTCGTCAAACTTCTGAAGGTGCTTTTGAAAAATTTATTAGTCCTGCAGATAGAGATAGATTATCACATGTTGCTAAATCACTAGGTATTGCTCAAGATGAAATGTTTCAAGCAGCACAAAGAGGTCTCGAACTTTCAATGATTGCTGATGATTTAGAAGGCATGGGTTTAACTACAAGAGAAAAAGAATTAGTTGAAGGTGCTGCTCAACTTTCAAGTGAAACTGGAAAAATGTTTGTTGAAATTGGTGGTGCAACAAAAGCAATTAATGATTTAACAGTAAGACAAGCAAGATCTTTTGCCGAAGAACAAAAATTATTAGAATCAAGAGCTAAAGAAGCATTAACATTTAATGAAGCTTGGGAAGCAACAATTAATGAATTCAAAAGTATATTATTACCATTATTACGTGATATTAATAGTGCAATTAGATATGTTAGACCATATGTTGAAAAATTTGCTGATTGGATAGGAGCAATTGATAGTGCATTAGTTAGATGGGTTGCTGTAGGTGCTGGTTTGGTTGGCGGTGCTATTGCACTTAAAGGTGCTGCAAGTTTTGTTGCTGCTAAACTAGCTACAGTAAAATTACTTGGTGCTGGTGCTGGTGCTACTGGTGGTGCTGCAGCTACACTTGCAAGAGGTACTGGTGCTGGTAGAAAGGCTGCTGGTATTGGTCGTGGTGTTGGTCTTGCAGGTGTGGGTGTGGGTATTGCAGGTATTGGTACTGGTGCAGGCGTAAAAATCGCTGCTGAAGGAATTAGTGAACTTGCAGATGCTATGTCTAGATTAACTCCAGAACAAGGAGAAACTTTACAAAAAATAGGATATACATTAGCAAGTATGTTTACTGCAACTGTTGCTGTTGGTGTTATTGCTGTTGGTGTTGCAGGAAAAAAAGCTGCTATTGGTTTATTGGCAATTGGTGCTGCTGCAGTTGGAGTTGGTTTTGGTATTAAATTGGCAAGTGAAGGAGTTGCAAAAATGACAATTGGTATTGGAGAAATGATTGAAAGAAGTAAAGAAGCAGGTCCTGCTATGTTGCAAATTGGTGCTGGATTAATGGGAATGGCTGGAGCATTTACTGCATTTAATTTAGGTATGACAGGAATGGTAGCATTTAGAGCAATTTTAGGTAGTATAGCTAAAAGAGCAGATGCTTTAAATCAAGTAGGAAATGCATTTGAAAATATTGCTACTGTAATGAGAGGAAATAAAGAAGATTTTCAAGCAGTTGAAAATGCTGTTAATAGTATTTCAAATATGAATATCAAAGAAGGTGGTATTTTAAGTGATTTAGTTAATTTATTAAAACATCCATTAAAAGTAGAATTTGCTAATGATTCAATACAATTAAGAAATAATATTACATTAGAATTAGATAATGACGTACTAATGAATAAAATTATTGATGCTAATGTAATTGTAAGAAAAATTGAAGATAGAAGAATCAATAAATAATAATTTTTAAAATTACTTGACAATAAAAAAAAAAGTTTGTAACTTTGACAAGTCTTTTACAAAAAAACTTTTTATTTAAAAAATTAAATAACAAAGATTACAAAATTTGTTAATTATATTATAATTTAATATAAATAAAAATTCTGACAGTTTGGGGGGATGTTATGTTTTTTTGTTAAAAAAATCTTTTCTGTCTTTTAAATCAAATCTATTAAATTTACTAATTTTTTATTTTAAAATTAAAAAATAAATTTAATTTCCCAAATATTTTTTAAATAAATATATATATATTATCGTTCGTTGTGATTTGGATATAACTTTCCAAAAGTAAAATTAGTACCATTAAAAATAAATGTCAAGTATTTATAAAAAAAAATATTTGAATGTCAAATTTAATTGAACAATCAGAAAAAATTAGGGAAAGGTTATTTGCTCGAAATTTATATGATTTTAATGATTCATACCCGGGAGATGCGGGTGAGTTAGGTGAAGTTATTAATGTTGTTAATAAGATAAGTCAAATAGTATCACCATATTCTGGTTTTGATTTAAATGAAACAGCATTTGGTAGAGTTATTGGAGATAAAACACCATTAACTGAAATAGGTCTTATAATGTTAGGAAAGCAGTTCATGCAAAATTCAATGAAAAAATTGACAACTGATAATGTTCCTACAATAGAACTTTCAAATATTTTTTTAAATGATGAAAAAGTTTTTCAAAGAAAAGAAGATTATTCAATAACAAAAAAAGATGATGTTGGTTACTTAGAAAGATTTACAGATTTTTTTTACAAAAGAACCTCAGATAGAGAATTCTTTAAAGACGCTACTAATTTAGAATATATAAGAAATACTGGTGAAGCTCAATTATCATTTTTATTTAAACAATTAAATAATAATAAATATGTTTCATCAGTAATAAAAGATAATAGTGATGGATTAATTAAATCAAGATCTAATACTATATTGAAACCAGAAAAAATATATTTTAATTATTCATGGAATAAATATAGGAAGTTTCATGTGGATGTGTATGAAATGGAACTTTTTGCAAATAATGAAATGAGAAAAAGTGAAATTGATTTATTTAACGATAATGAAAATCAAGATTATGCACCAAATATAAATTTTGTTGAAGAAAATTTTGGTAAAACAATAAAAACAGAAAAATTTAAATCGTCTAATTTACTTAATAAAGATGATGAAAGAAATAATTGGATTAATAGTGATAGTGGTTTTAAATATGAAGATGATGAAAGTAAAATTGTCTGGGGTAGAGATGGGATTTCTCCTGAAACAGAGAAACAAATTCGATATTTTAGAGCATTATCACCATTTGATAAAACAATTAAAAGAAATAACCCCAAAGATTTTAATATTAGAACTGGATTATTAGAATATACTAGAAATTTAATAAATTCAACTGGTGGTCAAATTGGTGATATAACAAGAAAAGCATTTACTAATACTGATAATGAGATTGCAGGTTTTAATGGTTCTGGATTATGGAGAGCACCAGATAATGCATTATCAAGATTTAGGGATAAATTTGGTATTCGTCAACACAGTATATTAGACCAATATGATCGTTTTGTAAAAGCAATTAGATTTGATGGTAATCATGTTTATAATGGTGATGTTGATTCTGTTATAAATAAATCTGTTATACCAAGAATACATCCAACATTAGATGATGGTCATGTTAATAATAAAAATTTAATGTTTTCAATTGAAAATCTAGCAGTACAAATTTTAGATAGGGGTGAAACAGATAAAAAAAGTAGATATGCTACAATAGATGATGAATTCGGAACAAAAATTCCAAAAACTGAAGTAGGAAACTTTAATGGTAGAGTTATGTGGTTTCCACCATATAATCTTGAATTTAATGAAACAGCAACAGCTAATTTTGAATCAACAGTAATGGTTGGAAGAAATGAACCTGTTTATAATTATATGCATTCTGAAAGAACAGGAACAATTCGATTTTCATTACTTATTGATCATCCACCGCAATTAAAAAATTATAGAGGAAATAATAAACATAAAGAAATTGCAGAATTTTTTGCTTTTGGTGGTGATAGAATAAAAGAAGATGATGTTGATATTGATAGATTAGAACAAAAAAAAAGTGATATTGAAAATCAAATTACAGAATTAAAAAATAATGAAAAAGAAATTAATGTAAATCCACCTGAAGGTAAAATAAATATTTATTTTCCTAATGATCAGCCAAACAACAATGAAGAAACAGTTATCGATTATATGTATAAAACATTTAATTATGAAATAATGAATGGTTTAAAGGCTAAAGACAGTTCTAAAGGTAGTTTAAATAAACATATTTATTATGGAACTTCAGCAGAAGTATATTGGATTTCAAAAAAAAACCCTATAGAATATGAATTTAATGAAAAATTGTATGGAGATCGTTCACAATATTATAGAGAAAAAAATGAAAATGTTAAAATTGATAAATATTTAAGTGATGCATTTAATGATGAAAATAATAGAAAGTTTTTAAAAATTAAAATAGTAGGTGGTGCATCAAAATTATATAGAGGTGATGAAAATGAAGAAGCATATAATTTAGAAGTAGGTGAAAAAAGGGCAAATGCTGCTAAATTTTTTGTTAAAGAAAGATTAAAAGCAATTTTCAAAAAAGACTTAGACATTAAAATTGAAACAAATAGCATTGGCAGTGAAAAAGCTGAAGTGATTAATGCATGTGAAACTAGAATAACAAATACAGCAACTAAATTAGAAAGATACGCTGAAATTAAAATTGAAAGAAATAATAATGCTGATACAACTGAAGTAGAATTAAATGAAAATGAAAAAGAAAAATTAGATAGTTTAGAGAAAGAATTATCAGAAATTAACTCTCAATTAAATAAAATTAGAACACCTGAAACGTTTAAGGAAAGAACTGTTGGAGATGAGAATAGTGGTGAAGGGGATGATGGAACATTATTAGGTTTTAACTCAATAAGTAAGAATAAATTTTATCCAGCATTTCATTCACAAACACCAGAAGATTTTCATAAACGACTTACATTTTTACATCAATGTACTAGGCAAGGTAAATCAATTAGATATGATTCAACAATAGATGATACTGGAATTCCAAGAGCAAGGAATTCGGTGTTTGGTAAACAACCGATTTGTGTTTTAAGAATTGGTGATTTTTTCCATACTAAAATAATTATTGAAACAATTACTCTTGATTATGATGATACTATATGGGATACGAATCCAGAAGGTTTTGGAATGCAACCTATGTTAGCTAACATAACATTAAATATTAAGATAATGGGTGGACAATCACTGAAAGCACCTATTGATGCATTACAAAATGCTGTTTCATTTAATTATTATGCAAATTCAACATATTCAAAAGAAGGAACATATAAAACACCATCAAATATAGCGTCAAAACAAAAGAAATTTACTGAAGGTATTGATGATGAAAATAATAATGAAGAATAATTATGCCAAAAAAAGATTATAATAGATATAGTATTTTAAGGAACGTAAACAGACCACCTGATATGATGCCGTTTGTTAAATTACCAGAAAATCCAAGTGATAAGTATGAAGTTTGGAATTATGGGTTTAGTAGAATGGATAAAATAAGTTTAAAATACTATGGAAATCCGTTTTATGATTTTTTAATTTTAATGGCAAATCCTCAATATAGAAGTGAGTTTGATATTGAAGATAATACAACAATTAGAATTCCATTTCCATTGAAAAAGGTAGTTGCTGATTATGAATCAATTATTGAATCAATAAAAAATCAATAATTTTTTTTTAATTGGATATATAAAATTTTTTTATTATTTTTGCTTTTCTATTAAAAATAAAAAATTTTTATGAAAAAAAATAAAATTGTTGTTGTTTTTTCATCACACTTATCCGATGAAGAAAATATTAAATTTAAAGAACATATTAGTAATACCATTGGTGTAAAACATGAAATTGTTTGTTATGTTAATCATAATGAGTATAGTCTTTCCGAATTATATAATAAAGCATTATTAAAATATAAAGATGATAATGTTATTATAGTGTTTTGTCATAATGATATTATAATTAAAACTAAAAATTGGGGAAGAATATTATTATCTAAATTTAATAATTCAAATTATTCAATTATTGGTGTTGCTGGTTCAACATACTTACATGATAATGGTGTGTGGTGGCATGATAAAACAAAAATGAAGGGCATTGTAGAACATACAGATGGATATAATAATTGGATGTCTGAATATAGTGACGAAAGAAAAGGACAAATAATGCCAACAATTTTAATTGATGGGTTATTTATGACTATTGATCCTAATATTATTGAACATAAATTCGATGAAGATTTTAAGGGTTTTCATTTTTACGATATATCTTTTTGTTTTCCAAATTATTTAGATGGTTGTGATATTGGTGTAACAACAGACATTCGTATTTTACATAAATCTGTTGGTCAAACTAACAAACAATGGGAAAAAAATAGTAAATTATTTGTGGAAAAATATAAAGATGAATTACCTAAAAAACACGTATCTGATGATAAGTTAAAAGTATTAATTTGTTGTCAATTTTTTAAAAACTTTACTGGTTCAGAGGTGAGTAATTATGAGTTGTCTAAAGAATTGGTAAAACTTGGTTGTGATGTGACTTTAATATCAACAGTTGTTGGCAATCCTTTATTAAGTAAAGCAAAAAAAGCAGGTGTTAAGGTTTATAATATATCTAATTCACCGAATTATAAAATCGGTAATAACCAAAAATTAAATTTTTATAAAAACGAAAAAGATTTTGATATATTACATATTAATCATAAACCAATAGGTGAGATGATATTAAAAATGTACCCAAACACTCCTGCAGTAATGCATATAAGAAGTGAGGTAATACCTAAATTTGAAGAACCAATTATACATCCAATGATAAAAAAATATATTTCAATTAGAGATAGTATTACTGAATATATAAAATCATTTAATATTAATGAAGATAAAATAACTTATATTGATAATCCTTTTGATTTTAATCGATTTAATTGTAATTATAATATAAATATAAAAAATGAAAAAAGGATTGTTTTATTTATTGGAACATTAGATTATCTTAGAAAAGAAATATTATTTGATTTAAAAAAAATAACTAAAGAAAATAATCAAATTCTTTGGATTATTGGTGAAAATAATGATAATTATTTAGATGAATTAAATGATGAACATATTATATATCATGGTATAAAACCAAATGTTGAGGATTATATAAAAAAATGTGATTATACCGCAGGAATATTTAAAGGTAGAACAACAATAGAAGGTTTTTTATGTGGAAAGGGAGGATGGATTTATGTTGTTAATAAACAAGGAAAAATTTTAAGTAAAGAATTTCAAACACCACCTAAAGATACCGAAAAATATTCGAGTAAGTACTCAAGTAGAAAAGTATTTATTTTATATAATAATATTATTAATTATTATAAATAATTGTAATGAAAAGAAATAAACTCGACATTAAAAAGGTTATTAAAAAGAAAATTGAAAATAATTATAAAAATAATAATTACATAAATAAAAGAAAAGTGTCAAAAAAAAATGATGAGAGAAGAATGGGTGTTGGTAATGTAATTAAAAATAATGTAATTAAAAATAATGTAATTAAAAATAATGTAATTAAAAATAATGTAATTAAAAATAATGTAAATTATTCTAGAATTACAAAATCACCTAAAATTGGAATATTAATTGTAAATTACAACAATTTAGAATATACTAAAAATTGTGTTAACGACATAATTAATCAAATTAATCAAAATTTTATTTTATATGTTGTTGATCAAAATTCTAATGAAAAAGACACTGATAAATATTTAAATAATTTAGATGGTAAATATGATAATATTAAAATAGTTAAAAACAATGAAAATGTTCCATTAAATTGGGTTTGGAATAATTTTTATGAAATTTGTGATTTAGAGTATTTATGTTTTTTAAATAACGACATTAGACTTACTAATAATTTTATTGATGACACACACAGCACATTTAAATTAGAACCTTCGGTGGGTGCTATTATACACGTTACAAATAATTTAAATTATATTAAAACGGAACATAAATTAAAATATGAAATATTAACACCTCCCTTATATCAAGGATGGGATTTTACATTAAAGAGATGTTGTTATAAAAAAATTCCAACAAATTTAAAAATTTTTGGTGGTGATGATTATCTTTTTGCTAATTTAATAAATAATAATAATAATGTTGCATTAATATATAGTTCACCCATTATACATTATAAAGAAAGAACTAGGATAAAAATAACTAATATAAGTGATATACAAAAAAACGATGCAAAAAACTATTGGGATGAAATAAAAAAAGATAAATTAAAACAAATTGGTTCAACAGTTCCAACAAAATGTAATAAATATCCTTCAAATAACATTAAACTATTACAAAACAAAAATTGTATATATACTGCGAGTATTGGTGATTATGATATACTTCATACATCTAATTGTGGAAAACTGGATAATTGGGATTATATATGTTTTACTGATAATAAAAATTTAAAATCTGATTTTTGGAAAATTATTTATGTTGAAAATCAACATAATAATTCATTAAATAATATTAAATTAGCGAGGTATTATAAAACAAATCCATTTAAATTTTTATCATCATATGAAAATATTATTTGGAAAGATTCAAGAATTTCAATAAATTCTAATTTAAATAATTACTTATTATTATTGAAGGATAATGATATGTTTTTTATGAAACACTATTGTTGTAATAGTATATTAATAGAATTTGATAATGTATTATCAGGTCGTTTAGAAACAGAAGAAATGATAAATAAAATAAAATTAAAATATTGTAATGATAATTATCATTATGATAATGGATTGTTTGCAACTGGTATTTTAATGTATAAAAATAATATTAGAGTTCGTAAATTATTTAAAAACTGGTGGAATGAAATTAATGAAAATTCTCATAGAGACCAATTATCATTAAATTATGTTCTTTTTAAAAACCCTAATATTAAATACAGTTCTGATAAACAATTAAAAATATTATCACATAGTAATATGTCGTATTTTAAAGTAAATAATAGAACTAAAAAAAGATATGTATGTTAAAAAATGAAAACATTTATTACAAAAAAGATTTTAATTATTTTTTAAATAAAATAAAAAATAATGAGCACTTCAGATATTCAAGATTTAATGATGGTGAGTTAGTTGCAGTAATTGGTTCAACACCTAAAGGTGCTAATTGTGATGGACATCAGTATTTTCCTGAAATGGGAAAGAAATTAAAAGATGTTTTATTAAATTATAAAAATTCAGAAGATTATGTTTTAGAATCTTTTGATCATTGGTATAATAATTCTCTTGATATAAAAAAGATATTACATGATTTAAAAACAAAAAATCCAGAATTAGAATTTTTGAATACTGATTTTATTAGAATTGCACATGAACAAGAACCTGAAAATTTTATAAAATTTTTGGAAATTTTGAAAACAAAAAAAATGGTAATTGTTGGTCCGTCATATTTAAAAAAACTAGATAAATATTTTAATTTTAGGTATGTAGAAGTTCCTCAAAAGAACTGTTATTTGAATATAAATAGAATTGTTGAAGATATGAAAAAAATATCAGATATTGAAAATGATGTGTTTTTTTTATTATCTGCAAGTATGCCAGCAAATATAATAATTGATATGTTTGATGATGGAAGAAATACTTACTTAGATTGGGGAAGTGTTTGGGATACATTTTTTATATCACCAGAATTTAGATTTATACGTAAAAGATCATCAAGTAATAAAGTTAATATAATTGAAAAATATAAAAATTATTGGATATGAAAAAATTAGATAGTTTATGTATGCTAGTTCATACTTGTGATAAATATAATTTTTGTTGGGAAGGATGGTATTTATCGTTTTTAAAAAATTGGAATAATGAAAAAATTAAAGTATTTTTTGTTAATGAAGAAAAAAATATTTTTTATGAAAACATAAAACAAATAAAAACGGGGTTTGGTGAATGGTCAGATAGGTTGATATTTGCATTAAATAAAATTAATTATGAAAATATATTATATATTCAAGAAGATATGTGGTTTAATAAAAAAATTGATATTAATTCATATTTTTTTGATTTTATTGAATATGAAATGGATGCATTAAGATTATTAAATGGAGTTTATGGAAATTCAAGACACTATCAATTTGAAGATAATGTTTATAATAATAAATATTTAAAATTTCATAAAAATAGTCAATATTTAATTTCTCATCAACCATCGATATGGAAAAAAAATTTTTTTTTAGAAAATTTAGAAATTGGTGAAAATCCTTGGAATAACGAAATTAATGGAACGAATAGAATAATACGAAATAAAAAAAAACATTCCATTTATTCGGTAATTGGTTTAGAGGAATGGTATAATCATGTAGTTAGGAAAGGTAATTTAACTAACAACGGAAAGAAAATATTAAAAAAATTAAAAGAAAATTGATAGTTTTTACGAAAAATTTTAAAGGTATTGACTCAATAATTAATTTATTTAATAAAGATGATCTTATTTTTGTTGAGATTGGTGTATATGCGGGAGATGCATCTTTAAGATTTTTAAAATCTAATAAAATAAAAAAATATTATGCTATTGATCCTTGGATGAATAATTATGATTCTAATGATTCTCTCTCAAAAAGAGAAAATATGGGTGAAGCTGAATTATCTTTTGATAAAAAAACAAAAAAATATTTTAATAGAATTGTTAAATTAAAATTAAAATCCGATAATGCGGTTAAATTTATTGAAGAAAAAATAGATGGTATATATATTGATGGCTTGCATTCATATGAAGGAGTGAAACATGATATACAAAATTATTATCCATTAATTAAGGATGGTGGTATTATTTCTGGTCATGATTATAATAATACTTGGTCAGGTGTAATTAGAGCAGTAAATGAAGTATTAGGGAAACCCGATTATGTTTTTGATGATAGTAATTGGGTTGTAATAAAAAAACGGCAGATAAATTAGTGTAATATGAATAGAACGACAATAATAAATTCAATAATTTCTAAATATAAATTCAAATCATATCTGGAAATAGGCGTTAGAGACCCAAGAGAGAATTTTAATGAAATAAAATGTGATTTTAAGCATGGTGTTGATCCTGCACCAATAAAACCCGTTAAATTTAAGATGATAAGTGATGAATTTTTTAAAAATCACGTTAATAATCAAAAATATGATGTTATATTTGTAGATGGTTTGCATACTGCCGAGCAGTCATATAAAGATGTTAAAAATTCAATAAATTGTCTTACAGATCAAGGTTTCATTGTAATGCATGATTGTAATCCACCAACAGAATATCATACAAGAAGTTATGATGAATATTTAAAAACAAGAGGGCAATGGAATGGTGATGTTTTTAAAGCATTTATTAAATTAAAAAAGGAATTAAAGGGTTGGAATTGTTTTGTAATTGACGAAGATTTTGGGTGTGGGGTAATAACAAAAAATGAATTAAAAAATGATTTTTTTTCATTAGAAACAATACCAAATAATATTACTTGGGAATATTTTAATAAAAACAGAAAAATTTTATTGGATTTAATTACTTATAATGATTTTATAAAAATTATTTAATTTTTATGAGTTTTATTTTTACATGTATTAAAAATATAATTGAATGTTGATTGAAATGAAACTAGCAAACATTATCTTTGAAAATGAGTTAATAAATCATACAAAAGTAGATTATGTTAATTATTATAACGAACCACAATTATATGATGATATAGATAAAACACTTCCAACTCTTTATGTTGGTTGGAATTTCATGAAAAAATCTAATCCAAATAATCAAATAATTCAAAATGCTGATATATTAAAAGAAAGAATAATTAAAAATTATTTATATTTTACATTTAGTTTTGATGAAAGTAAAAGTACTCATGTAAAAGGAGTTGATAAATTTATAAAAAAAGCTCCTGAACTCTATTTTAATCCAAAATATAAATATATTAATAATGATCCTGTTTTTCTTCAAATACACAATATAGATGATTTATTTAATAAAATTCCAAAAGAAATTGATAGTTATTATTTATTAAAGAATGATATGTTATATATTCTATGTGGAAAAGAGATTTTTGGTTTAGATTTGAAAATGTATAATTATTTTCAATTTAATGTTGAAAAAATTAAAAATGAGATAAATAATAGAGCATCTATAAAGTTCAATGATCTTGATGGTAATTTATATGCCAAATATTATAAAAAATTTCCAGACTTTTCTTATCTTAAAAGATATTTAGTTGTTTTATTGACAAATAACGAATAATTAACTTAATTTTTATTAATCTTTTCAGTATTTATATAAAAAAATAAGTACTATGAAAAAAGATAAAGATTTCGAAAAAGCTATTAACAGTTTTATTGATGATTCAGAGGAATTAGAAGAAAATGAACAATTAAACGAAAAGAAAAATAATAAAAAAATTGTTCTTGATGAAAGAGAAGGATTAATTGAAAGAGTTGATCGTGTTTACGTAACCAATGATGGTCGTCAATTATTAAGAGAACGTTATTAAATAAAAAATGTTATGGAAGAAAACAAAAAATTACTTTCTGAAGAACATCTTAGAAAGATATGGCATCGTAGTAACTATAAGATAAATGAAAGTCCTCGTTATCGTAAATTAGTTAATGATAGTGAAGAATTTGATAAAGTACCTTATATGACACAAGATGGTCAACCAGTACCACAAGGTCCATCACATTCAAATGTTTTTAACGAAGCAGGTGAACAGGAAGATGCTGTTTTAGCACAACAAAAAGACATTAGAGAACCAAGCAATAGAGATCCAATTTTTTATGAAGATAAGGAAGAAGTTGAATCCCCAGAAAAAGAGGATTCTCCTGAACCCGAAGAAATTCCTGATGCACCTACACCAGCATTTGATAAAGAAGAAAGAGAAGAAGAAGACGTAACAACTGTACCAGAAGTAGAACCTGAAGTTGATGAGATTCAAAATGAAATTATTAAACACAATACAGAAGCAATGAAATCAATTCATAATGAATTGAAAGGTTTAAATAATACTGTTTCATCTTTAAATTCAAAAATTAAAGAATTAAATACAGATGTTGAAGAAGTTCGTGAACCAACCAATGCTGAAAAATTGATAGATAAGAAAGATACATCATATCCATATTATTTTAATTTAAATGATTTTTGGAAAAATAACTGGTTTGATGAGAATAATAATGCTGATGAAAATGGAATAAGAGAATTACCAGATGGATCTTATGTTGCTGATTTTGATGATTTACCACAAAAATCAAAAATTGATATTGATAATAGTTTTTATAAAATAACATAAAAAAATGGAAAAACAACACAACACAAAAAAAAGATTATTTGAAATATTTGAGAAGGTAAATAAAATCAACCTTAATGAATGGTATCATGACGAATATTATGATAAACCTAAACAACTCAAAGGTATTGGTGGGTTTGGTAATATTGATTGGAAAATATTACACGAACAGTTAATGGTAAATACCGATGTCGGTGATTTTACTGATTATGATGGTATGTTGAGTCATGATGAATTAAAACATTTAGAAGCATTCGATTTATTAGCAATTAATGGTGCGTTTCCTGTTATTGATAATGAACAATATAGGGAATATAATACGTTTAAATCAAAAGCGTTGGAAATATGGAATAAAGAAACCCCGATTCAAACACAATCAAATGATAGTGAATCACCATTTTTAAGAGGTAATGAACCTTCAAATATATAATTATGAGAATTTCGCATCCATATGGTTCAAAGGAAAGACTTTTTGAAATGTTGAAAAGGGTTAATCGTCTTAATGAGGAAATTCTTCCAAAAGAGAAGAAGAATGAGGTGATTAATAATTTTATTGAGTTCGTGAAAAAAGAAATTGGAATGAATGACGTTCCCGAAATAGAAATATCATATGACAATAAGATCGCACAAGACATGCGTTCATTTGGTAAATATACACCAGAAAATAATGAACTATTAATTGTTGCTACAAATAGGAATTTAGCTGATATATTAAGAACTATAGCACATGAATTGATTCATCATAAACAATTTTCAGATGGTAAAATTACACATAATTCCAATGATACTGGAAGTGATGTAGAAAATGAAGCAAATTCATTAGCAGGTATTATTATGAGGAAATTTGCAAAATTAAAACCAATAATTTTTGAATAAAAAAA